GGACTCCGCTCTCAAGGAGGACACGTTCCTCTGCGGTATGTTCGGTGAATGCAAGAGCCCCACCTATAGCATCAAGTATGCTTATGATGTGGGCCCCGACACATCAATGGAATTGTCCGAGAACCAGTACAAGGTGTTCAACCTCATGGGGAAGAACCGCCCCAAAGGCTACGGCGTATCAGAGGTCAAGCGCACTATGCAAATGCACACCATCTGGCGCCCAGGCGGGCTCGAACCAATGCTGGTCGCCTATTTCGGAATTCCAATCTCTTACCGGCCACGGCCCAACATTATGTACACTCGTCAGGATGGGTCACTTGACGATGACATCGCCGAGGTCGGAGCCGCTGTCGAAGCCGCACCCAATGCGTTCGGCGGCGGCCCTGGCGTAGCGGATACCAAGTCGGACGCCGCTCACGACGCGTACAAGGAGAAGCGACTTGAGAAATTTAGCAACAAGAAGAACCTGCCTACTCACTTTAAGGAGGTTCTCGAGATGCTACTTGGTCGATTTATCGATCAGGTCTCACGCGAATCCGGTATCGGACTGGCAACTGTTACCCTGTGTGCCCCGCAGGTCATCTTTGACCGCCGCACGCAGGCGTTGCAAGCCGCGCGTCTGAAACGTTATGCCGAACTTGACGCCGTCGCAGCCCTCCCAAAGACGAACTTGAAGAGTGAGGTTGCGGCAAAGGCGAGCGTTGCGCCAAGAGGAATTACGCAGCTAAACGAGGAATTGGCCATCCAAACTGGACGAGTTGGCCTTCTCATAAAAGAGATACTCAAGCAATGCGAATTCTTCATGCCCGGGGGTTCTCCACATGACATTGCAACTGCCTTACGCGAATACACAAAGTTGGCGTTGGAGGCAAGCAGTGACGATGAGAATTGCCAGGTGAGTGGCATGCACGACACGGATTACACCAAAATGGACGAAACTATCAGCGAGTACATCTATAAGTCGCTCTTCATGAAGTTCGTTCTGGCGTTTGTCCACCCACACGACTACGAGGAAGTCAAGAAGACACTCGAGGACAACGTGGACATCACGACCTTACTCAACGGCAAACTCGTCAAAACCGGCTACAAGAATAATAGCGGATCTGGCGTGACCACGGAGCTCAACACCGTCGTTGCCGCCTTTGTTGAGTATGTGTCAACGTGTTTTGCAATCACGAGTTATACCCATCGGTTGCGACACGATTCGGTATTGGACTTAACCACGGTCAGGAAAAGCACTATCAAAACGGCGCTCACGTATTATTCTGAGAACGCAAAACTCGACCACATCTATTGGGGCGAGTTCATGTTCAAAGACAACGCGCCTGACATGTGGAGCATACCCTATGCCGTCATCGGCCCTAAGTTCGGGGACGACGGTGTGGGTGTCCATCTCCCGAAGATCTCCGACAGGGACTGGGCAACTGCTGCCTCGTTCGTGACGGGAACGATTGGGATGATCCTGAAGGTGTCATTTTCACGACCCGAGAACGGCACTTTCTTCTTGGGCCGTCACTATCCAAGACCACTGGAGTCACTTGCTTCTTACGCGGATGTCCCAACGGCATGCCGCAAGCTCTCAATAGCACGCAACCTCAGCTTAGAGAGATATGAACAGAAGCTCCACGGGTACTGGACAACCGACTCGAAAACTCCGGGTATCCGTGAATATCTCATCGCCGTCGCTCGCATGTACGACGTCGAACTCCGAGCCTACGACGGCGTAGTGGAAGTCGACGAAGAGGGTCGCCCAGTCCTGACAAGGGAAATGGCCGACCTGCTTGCCAGCGATCGTGACATGTTCTATCGCGTAGCCGGCGGACCCTATTGCGTTGAGGACGACGACGTCCCAATGATGATGGAGGCTATTGCCCCTCAGATCAACTTCGATAATTCATCTGAGGCAGAGGCATGGCTGAAGTCCTTGTCCGAATGCGCGAGCTGGGAGGAACTAGATGCCTTCCAAATCCCCGGGATGGACTATGACCCGGACGAGGAGCCCGAAGGCACTCGCCGAATGTCTGGTCCAGTCGCAA